ATGGCTTGCGCCATTCAGTTGGACTTTTTTGTTTTTGCAAAGGTGGGAGATTATTTCCCTTGCGATAACGATACCATAAAACCTGAATATCTTGTCTGGGACGCAAGCATGGACGCAAATTTCAAGCAGATAGAACTTCTCACAAATCAGCTTTATACAATTTCGGAAATGGGTTCTGCCGTATTTGGAGATTTGACAAATAAGGCAGGTGATGTTCCAAGCGGTTCGGCTTTAAGACGATTGATGATGTCACCACTCGCCAAGGCTCGCAGGATTGCTAATCGTTTCGACCCGATACTCAAAAAGCTTATATCAGCAAGTGCGGAAATCCTCGGAACGGAAATTGCACCCGAAGAAATCACTATAACATGGCATGACGGCTTACCTGCCGACCCAGCAGAGGACGCTGAAATCATGTCAGTTCGTACAGGCGGAAAAGCTACACTGTCGCAGTATACAGCGATTCAAAGGCTTGATGATATGTCCGCTGCTGATACCGATGCGGAGCTTGCTATGATACGCTCTGATGATATTGATTCAAGCGTTGGCTTAGAAGAACCTGCCCTTGAACCTATTGAGGGTATCTGATGAGTACACAGAAAAAATTGATTGAAACATATCAGAAAGCACAGAAAAAACTCGTTGAGATAATCAAGCGTAAACAGGCTTATGGCTCGGCAGCAGCTTATGAAAGGTCGCTTTTAAGGCAGATTCAAAAGGAGCTTAAAAAGCTGAAAAAATCTTCAAAAGCACTTGTTGAACAGCTCATCAAAGAAAACTACAAAACAGGCTTGCAAAGCTTAATTGATGACTTACTGAAAGACGATACTGCACCAAGATTGTTTAATATGTTCAGCGGACTTAACACAAGTCAGATTGAACTTATTACTCAAAACGCTAATATCGACTTAAACAAGTCGATTAACATTGTTGGTCGAAGAATGCAGGACGCAGTCAGAGAAGCTGGCATTGAAGCGACAGCAGAGAAGCTCACAACAGGTCAGACAATTCGAGAAATGCAGAAGAATCTGGAAAAGAAGCTTAAACAGCAAAATCTGACCGCAGTCGAATATGCCAACGGCACAAAAATGCCGATTGAAAAATATGCTGAAACTGTTGCACGCTCAACTACTGCAGAAACTCAAAATAAGGCTAAAGTCATACAAGGACAAGACTGGGGCTATGACCTTGTAAGATTTACGGAACACAGCCCTACTTGCGAGGTCTGCTCAATGTATCAGGGCAGAGTTTATGCTTTGACGAAAGAAGCTGCCAATGGCAAATACAAAGGTTCTAAAGGTCAAGCATTGCATTTTCCCTATCTTTATGATACAGCTTTGATAAGCGGTTATAGTACTATACATCCTAACTGCCGTCACCGTCTGTCAGTACTTCCGGCAGGAGCTTATACTGCTGCTGAAATGGAGGATTTCTCTCGAAAAAGTATGCAGCCCTTTGAAGATATGCGGTCAGACCAAGAGCGTAAAGCGTATGCCAAGGAACAGGAAGTCAAGCGTAAACGGAACGAGAGCCGTAAACAGTATGAGAAAATTAAGGCTGCACTTCCGAATGATGCACCAAAAACATTTGCTGCTTTTGTTAAAATGAAGTCTGCAAAATCAGAGCGTTACAAAGAGCTTTTGAAAGATTATTGTACTGTAATGGGTATTGCAAAACAGCAGGAAAGTGGTATAATAAATGATAGTAACAGTAATTATTATACAATTACCGATAAAGCTATAAATTCTGTTCCACTTGTAAAAGTTGATGGTTTTACAGATGAACAAAATTATTTACTTCAAGAAGCACATAAACAGTTGTTACAAAAAGCTAAGACAGAGAAACTTGGCGTAGAAATGTCAGCTGTATATGATATGGATATGAAGCAAATTGGTAAAACAAGAACAGAGCATAATGTAGGTCGTGTCGGAATTGATAATCCGAGCGAACCTTATATTGGAATACATAATCATGGTAGTGATGAGACCTTTAGTATATCCGATATTGAAGGTTTTATAAGAAGAAACAATATGAGAATGCTTACAGTTGTTGGAAATAAAGGCTCTATTTACATTTTAAAGAAGTCTGATAAGTGTGATATAATAGGTTTTTTTGATCATTTATCTTCTGAAAAAGAAATTCCAATATTCAAAGGAAATACTTACAATGAAATTCTTAAGAACAAGACATTTATTAGTGATTTGAATCCAGAAGAAACTGTAGCTTTAAAAAATATAATCAAACAATTTTCTCTTAATATTTTAAAGGAGGTTGAAAATTATGGAGTTAAATACTTACAGTTCCCAATTACCACCTGAAAAGATTGAAATATATAAACGCTATCTTGAAAAAGCAGAACCTTATACGCAAGAAGAATTTAATGAACTTGAATTAGACGGAGAATATGATCCTGACAGAATGAATGCGACTACAGCAAATATTATTCTTAATGGTGTTGAATATTAAAACTCCCTCATAAATGCCCTAAATCGAATTTAATTATTAGATGTAAAATTATAAGTCTAACAATTTCTAAACGCTCTTAAACGGCTTATAAACGAATTTAAACGCATATATAACACAGGCAATAAGCGTACCTGCACTTTTACGGTGCAGGACGCTTTTTTATATTGCAAAATTTTTAATGAAAGGAATTTTTACTATGAGTGAAACAAACACAAATGCTTCAACAGAAAGCGAAGCAAAAGCAGAACCACAGACGGCAGAACCACCAAAGCAGACACAGGTTGACCAAAATGCAGAAAAACTCAGCACCTATGAAACAGCACTGAGAAAAATTTTTAAACTTGCTGACGGTGAGGAGCTTGGTGACATTGACGGCAAGCTGACAGAGTTTGAAGCGGAACACGAAAAACTTATTTCAGCGACAAAGGATAAGCTTATTACAGCAAGTCTTAACACTCTTGATGGCTACAACACAAAACTACTTGCAAGGCTTATAGACAAAAGCAAGATTACAGTTGATGAAAACGGCAATATTACAGGACTTGAAGAAGCGGTAAAAGCTGTTTCAGACGAATTTCCTGCCGTAATTGTTAAAAAGGAATCTGCAAAGAAACCTTTTGTGCCGATTAATCCAGCACAGCAAACATCAACATCAACATCACAAACAATGAATGACCTCATCAGAAGTCACAGATAAAAAAGGAGATTTTAAAATGGCAAACATTATTACAAGAACAGACGCAGAAGCTCTTATTCCAGTTGAATCAAGCAAAGAAATTATTCAGGCAGTACAGCACGAAAGTGCAGTTCTACAGCTTATGAAAAAGTTGCCTAATATGAGTTCAAAGCAGACTAAAATGCCGATTATGTCAGCACTTCCTGTCGCTGGATTTGTTAATGGCGATAATGGTCTAAAGCCTGTATCAAGTGCATCATGGGAAAACAAGTACATTACCGCAGAGGAAATTGCTGTAATTATTCCTATTCCTGAAGCAGTACTTGATGATGCTGAATATGACATTTGGGCAGAGCTTAAACCTTCGATTATTTCAGCATTTGGAAAGGTCATTGATGGTGCTGTGTTATTCTCGACCGAAAAGCCAACAAGCTGGCCAGACGGTATCGCAACATCAGCAATCACAAAGAAAAAGACGGTTACATATGGTACAGGCATTGACACAGCCGAGGATATTTCCGAGCTTATGGGACTTGTCGAGGCTGACGGTTTTGATGTTACAGGCTTTGCGGCAGAAATTGCTCTGAAATCATCTTTCAGAGGTTTGCGTGACAAAAACGACGGTCTTATCTTTGCTCCAAGCTTGCAGGCGGGTACACCATCAACTCTATACGGTCAGGCAATCAACTATGTAAAAAATGGATCCTGGGATAGCAGCAAGGTTAAGCTTATTGCTGGTGACTGGTCACAGGCAGTTTATGCAATGCGTCAGGATATGACATATAAGGTACTTGACCAGGCTGTCATCAGTGACGCAAGCGGTAAAATTTTATATAACCTTGCACAACAGGATATGGTTGCACTTAGATGTGTAATGCGTCTTGGCTGGCAGCTGCCTAACCCAGTTACACAACTCAATGGTACTGATACACGCTATCCGTTTGCAGCTCTTGTACCTGCTGGTACTGAACATTCAGGTGGTTGATTATGTTTAAAAAAGGCATTAACAGCTATTTAAATCTTGATGAAGCAAATGAGCTTATTGATGGTGTTGATACAACAGGAAAATGGCGTGAGCTTACAGACGGTGAGCGAAAGCAATATCTCGTACTTGCAACAATACATATTGACAGCCTTATGCTTACATCTCGAAAACATAAGGCTGAACAGCCATTACAGTTTCCAAGAGGAAAAAGTTCGGAAGTACCAAGAGCAGTACTTATGGCACAAGCTCTCGAAGCACTTACATTATCTGATACACAAGCAATGCAAAGAATTTCTTTGCGTGAACAAGGTGTAACTTCAATTAAGCTTGGCAATACAAGTGAAAGCTATTCAGATGATTCAAATTCATCTTCTAAGCAAAATAATGAACTTAAAAGTAAGGTCGCAATGTCGCTTATGCGACCGTATATTCTCGGTTCGGCGGTGATGTTATGAGCTTGTTTACTCCATACTTTAAGGATAGCATTTCTGTACAGAATTATATTGGTGTCAATGATTTTGGAGATAGTCAATACAGTTCTGCAAAAGATGTGCTTTGTCGATTAGAATATAAAACGCAGGAAACTCTTGATTCTAAAGGCAATAAAGTGATAAGCACTGCAACTATTTATGCGAGATTTTCAATCTATCGCCCTCTGTCGTAGCTGGAACAGCAAACGATGAATCTTATACCACTGCGATTAAAACGGCTGTAATGCCTGTTATAAGGGCTTTTGAAACAGCTTTAAACCAGGGCTTGCTTTTAGAAAGTGAAAGGCACAGACACTATTTTGCTTTTGATACAACAGAACTTCTCAAGGGAGATATACTTAAACGCTATCAGGCATATCAAATAGGTTTAGCAAATAATTTCTTACAGGCTGATGAGGTTCGATATAAAGAAGACCTAAAACCACTTGGCTTTAATTTCATACGCTTGGGTTTGCAAGATGTTCTTCTCGACCCGAAAACAAACACAATCTATACTCCGAACACAAATCAAACAACAATGTTTGGGCAGAATGTAAATCAACAGGTTGCTGATAGTATGATTGAAGAAACAGAGCAACGCTGGGACGGTCAACGTCGAGAAAGCAATGGACAGTTCGGTAAAGGAAAAAGGCCACGCTCAGCACAGTCAAAAAGGAAGAAAAACGGTTCAGATAAATCCTCTGAAAGACTTGAAAAGACGGACAAGAATGATATAATAAAGTCAAGAAATATAAGCGGAGCTTTAAATCCATTTAGTCCAGCAGCAGAAAAACATGCAACACAATATTATGAATCTGTAAGGCACATGAAGACGGACACAATAAAAATTTCTGAGGCTACTGGTATAGCTAAGCATAAAATTGATAAAATAAAAAATCATTTTTTTATATCTGAACATAATTTAATTGATGGGAAAAGACGGTTTGACCCTGATTATGAAATGGCTTAGTCATGGCAAAGATTGATAAATGGAAAGTTTAAGGAACAAGATATGATTCTTTTAAAACATGAATATGTCGAATTAAGATATATGGAAAAAGGTTTTTCTCAAAATGAAGCACATATTAAAGCCTCTCGCAGATATAATTTTGCAAAATATTGTGATTAAGAAGGTGATTTAATGGTAAAATTGTTTAATATTTTAATATCTAAAGATAATATATCTTGTGATTATACTCCCGAAGATTGTACAGAAGCAGGTCATGTTACAATGAACATTAAATCACAAGAAATTATAGATGTAAAATATTCAGAATATGAATATGGAAAAAAGTTATATGTTGCTCATGTTCGTAAAAAACTTGCAGAATTAACACAATTATCTGAAATACCAAAAGAAGTAATTGCTATTTGGTACTAAATTAACCGCTCCTTGAGGGCGGTTTTTCTATGCCCGAAAACGAATACAATCTATACTCCGAACACAAATCAAACAACAATGTTTGGTCAGAATGTAAATCAACAGGTTGCTGATAGTATGATTGAGGAAACAGAGCAACGCTGGGACGGTCAGCCTCGTGATAGTGACGGCAGATTCGATAAAGGGAAAAGACGAAGATTAGTTCGTTCAGGAACAAAGCGAAAAAACTCTGTAAAATCTTCTAAAAGACTTGAAAAGTCGGATAAGAATGATATAATAAAGTCAAGAGGTATTACTATTGGCAAAAGTGTTGGTGCTGCAGGAAAAAATTACCCTGTGAGACTTCCTAACGGAAATCATACAAAGCTTGCAGAAGGTACAAAAATAACTAAGGTTAGAGTATTTGCAGGTAAAGGTACTAATACACCAATAAGGAATAGATTTTATTTTGAATCTACATACAAAATAAAAGCTAACGAGTGGCAAAAAGTCAGAGGCGAAGGAACGGTAGTCTTTGAAGGGAAAAACCGAACTGCTGAACTTCATTGGTACGAAGCAGATGGTGAAAAAGTCGATATGAAAGTAAAGAGGTGGTTAGATGAAGGTTAGATATATTGGTGAAACTTCTCCAGTGTCGCTTACATATGGAGAAATTTACGATGTGCTTTCCGTTGAAAAAGAATGGTACAGAATTGTTGACAATAGCGAAGAAGATTATCTTTATCCACCTGATGAATTTGAAATAGTAGAAGAATAATTAACCGCTCCTTGAGGGCGGTTTTTCTATGCCCGAAAACAAACACAATCTATACTCCGAACACAAATCAAACAACAATGTTTGGGCAGAGTGTAAATCAGCAGATAGCTGACAGTATGATTGAATAAACAGAACAACGCTGGGACGGTCAGCCTCGTGATAGTGACGGCAGATTCGATAAAGGAAAAAGACGAAGATTAGTTCGTTCAGGAGCAAAGCGAAAAAACTCTGGAAAATCTTCTAAAAGCCTTGAAAAGTCGGATAAGAATGATATAATAAAGAAAAATAAATCTTTAAAAATAAACTTACAGCTATTTGCTGAGAAAGATATTCATAACCAAAATTCAAACTCATTAAAACGAGCTATAAGAAAATATAAAGCAAGAATAGCTGAACATGAAGATAAGATTAATAACCCCAAAAAGTATGTTCAAGATTGGTTGAACTATGAGGAACGCAGAAAACAAGGCTTAATAAGACATTGGAAAAAAGAAATTAATAACTTTGAAGAATCTATTCAGAATAGAATTGATGAATTAAAGAAAAGAGGAGATAACGATGAATAATCAGCTTTCAGTATCGGAACTTGAATATATAGTTTCAAGAGTATTAGATAATGCAAAAGACGCAGCAGAAAGCAAGGATAAGTCGGAGTTTACTGATGGGAAAAAACTTGCATATTATGAAATACTTGATACTATAAAAAATGAACTTATCGCAAGGAATATTGATTTGAAACCTTTTGGACTTGATATTCCTCTTGAAGATTTACTTTAATTTCAACCGTCTACAAGGCGGTTTTTCTATGCCCGAAAGCAGGTGAAACAATGGATTTTCGAGAGTTTATAGAAGAAAGATTTATTAAGATAAACTAAGCACTCTGAAAAGGGTGCTTTTTTTTATGCCCTGAGTATGGCTTAAAACTGCTCTATTTTTATACCCGAAGGTAGGTGAGAATATTGCAAATCGAAATCAGAAGTAGCAATGAGGCTGTCATAAGCGGCTATGTGAATGCTGTTGAGCGTGATAGTCGCATAATGCCAAAAGGCAAGGGAGCAACTGCGGTACGAAGTTTTGTTGAGCGAGTTAGGGCAGGCACATTCGATAAGGCTATAAAAAGAGGAACGCCAATAGAGCTTCGCTTTAATCATGACAAAATAATAGGCGATACCACAAAGAATCTTGAACTCTATGAAGATAATATTGGTCTTTATGCGAGGGCAATAATCAGTGATACAGAGGTTATTGAAAAGGCTCAGCGTGGGGAGTTGCGTGGGTGGTCATTTGGCTTTATCTCTGAGGGTGAATCCTGGGATAAAGAAGGCGAGCTTGACAGACGAACGCTTGAAGACATTGATTTGAAAGAAGTTTCAATTCTCGACAAAACACCAGCTTACTTTGGCACTTCCGTTGAAGTAAGGGGTGAAGAATCAAATGTTTTTGAAACAAGGGGAATCACAGAGAGTATAAAGCTTATTGGAAAAGAATCACCGAAAACTAATAGCTTAGAAATCTATGAAAAAGAACTTGAAATTTTGAAAGAGAGGTAATTTATTATGAAAGCACTAATCGAAAAGAAAAATGCTCTACTTGATGAGGCAGACGCTCTTATCAATAAAGCAAAGACAGAGAACAGGGCGTTTGAGGATAGCGAACTTAATCGCTATAATGAAATCAAAGCAGAGCTTGCAAGGCTCAATAAGACTATTTCAGCCGTAAAAGAAACAAGAAAAGCTGAAATTGACGAACCTGATAATAAAAAGAACAGTACAGAAGAAACCGAAACAAGACTTTTTGAAGCTTATATCCGAAATCCGAAGGCTGTTGAAACTCGTGCTGATACTAATCTCACTTTCGGTGCTAACGGTGCGATTATACCAACAAGCATTGAAAATAAGATTATTGATAAGGTGAAAGAAATTTGCCCTATTTTTGAACTTGCAACAAAGTATAATGTCGGCGGTACTCTTACAATTCCGTACATTGATACAGATACAAGCGATAATAAAATGGCTTATGCAACAGAGTTTACAGAGCTTGAAAGTACATCGGCAAGCTTTAAGTCAATTTCTCTTACAGGGTTCCTTGCTGCAACACTTTGCAAGATTTCTAAGTCACTTATCAATAATTCACAATTTGATATTGTGTCATATACAATTCAGCATATGGCTGTTAATATCGCACAGTGGATAGAAGGTCAGCTACTTAAATAATATCAACACAAGATGTTTGGACTGCAATCTTTGCAGCAATTACGCAAGGTATTATCTGTGCTGGAGCAAGCGTTTATGCAAATCAAATCTATAAGCAAATAAAAAAGGGTGATTGATATGGACTTAACAGACATTGCAATGTACTGCAAAATCAAGCAGTCGGAGCGAGAGGCAGATAAGTATAACAGCAGTCTGACTTGTATGAGAGTGTGTTGACAGGTACAGTTACTGAGTTTGTTGTGCCGAGCGAGTGGACAGAAATTAGACGAGGTGCATTTAATACTTGTACTGAGCTGACAAGTGTTACTTTGTCTGATAATATAGCGACAATAGGGATAACGGCATTTAACTTCTGCTCGAGTCTTGAAAGTATAAATATCCCTGATGGTGTAATAGAAATTAGAAATAATGCTTTTTATGGGTGTACATCTCTTATTGATATGACAATATCTAACACTGTCGCAAAATTAGGAAAATCAGTATTTACCAACTGCTCAAAACTCACAAATGTTACTCTCGGTGACGGATTTAACTGCAATGGTCTTGATTTATCACCAAGTACAAAATACAGCGTAGACACGCTTTTAGCAATGCTTACGGTTCTTGCTGACCGTACAGGACAGACAGCGTATACATTGACGCTTGGAGCAACTAATCTCGCAAAGCTCATCTTGGCAAAGACACTCTTACAAGCATTGTTATTGCCTTCTGCGATAGAATCAAGTCTGCTGGCTATCGTCCAATGCTCTATTGCAACCCGAATTGGCTATGCAATTATTTGCATAAAGACAAGCTGA